CTTTTTAAGATTTACGATCCACAAGCAAATGATTCCGAGGTTTTAAACGAGGATCAATATGAAGAGTACCGCGAATCACCTTTCGTTATACTTACCACTACTGGTGAGCAAAAAATACTTACAGACGACGAGAACGTTAAAGACTATATGGCAATCAAAGAACAACTTGGAGAAACATATCATATAGTGATAGATCCCAATACGGGCCAAGCTGTTCCGCAACCTGGGGAAGAAACTCTTAATGCTGTCCCAGGATCTACTACAACCATCGATGTTCTACCCAAAAAAGAACTGATAGATTCAGAAAAAATTCTTGTTAATGAGGTTGAGACAACCAATATAAAGCAATGTGTCATTGTGGGAGATACATATCTCTATTCCGTTATTCTTCCCATAGAAGAGTACCCTATTGTACCGTTTATGAATGGCTTTAACAGAAATCCGTATCCTATCAGCGATGTACGTCTCGTAAAGGGACTTCAAGAATATATAAATAAAATCAGATCTCTTATTATTGCACACGCATCCAGCAGCACAAATGTTAAACTTCTTATTCCGAGAGGATCTATGGATAAGAAGCAATTGGAAGACGAGTGGGCTAGGGCTGGTACGGGTGTTATTGAATATGACCCTGAACTTGGCCAGCCTATTGTGGCTGGACCAGTGCCATTACCCAATGAACTGTATAAGAATGAAGCCGATGCTAAGTCTGATATAGAGCGCATACTTGGTATTTATGCTCTTATGCAGGGCGATGTCGGATCCGCTCCTCAAACATTTAAAGGTACCGTAGCTCTGGATGAATATGGACAAAGGCGTATTAAGAGCAAACGCGATGATATCGAAGAATGCCTTAATCAGCTTGCAAAGTCAGTTGTTGGGCTTCTTCAATTTGTTTATACAGATGAAAAAGTTCTTAGGTTAATGCAGCCAAATAATAAACCTAAGGAAGTTACTATCAATAATCCCCTCTATGATGATATGGGCAATATGATAGGAAAAATAAATGACATTACAGTCGGCAAGTACGATGTAATCGTTTTATCTGGATCTACTCTTCCATCTAATCGATGGGCAAGGTTTGAATATTATATGCAACTATATCAAAGTGGGCTTATTGATCAGATTGAAGTGCTAAAGCAAACAGACGTCGCTGATATGGAGGGCGTTATGGATAGGGCTGGACAAATGAATAAGATGTCTCAGCAAATACAGAAACAAGAAGAAGAGATTAAAAATCTCAAAGGTGACCTTCAAACTGCACAGCGTGAGTCACTTCACGATCGTAAGCGTGTAGAAGTAAAAGAGTTTGAAAAGAAATTAGCTAAAGCAGAAGCTAAGGTAGAGATGGCATCCAAGTTATATCAAACACGACTTCAGGATGAACTCAAGAACGCGAAGGAAGACTTGTCCGATTTTGACGAACAAAGGAATACAGTTCGTGAGGACAATGAACAATTATTAATGTTGGAGGAATAGAATGGCACTACCACTATTAGCAAGATTAGCCGCTCTCGGCAAGAGTGTTGGCCAACTAGGGAAAGTCGCTGGGCGATCTGGATTGAATTATGGAAAAGCTGGGATGTCAAATTTAGGGAAGACTATTGGTAATACTAAGATGTATCAAAACTATCCAAACTTAACAAAAGTTGGAGGCGCAGCCTTGGGTGCTGGGGCGCTGGGTGCTGGTTTATCATCTGACGATACTTTAGACAATAATGATATTGATTGGGTGGAAACAACATATGACGGTAAGACTTATGAATTTGCAAATACACCATATGTTCATCAGATTATGGCGCATAATGGCCCTCTTCATATGAAAGAAACAGTTGATCAACTTGTTGAAGTTGGATTGATGAGACTTATTGAAGATAACAGTAACCCCTTTACACAAGACCTTCCACGAGGTAATCAAATGACACCAGAGGATTTTAGATAATGAAAGAATTGAAGAGCGGTTGCTGGAAGTAACCAAATCGCAAAGGAAAAGTAATGGAGAATATCATAGAAACACGTGATGCTGACAAGCCACAGGCAGAAAATGTTGGAATGTTCACAGAACAGCCCAGCATTCCTGAGGGGAATATTCCGCAAGAAAACGCAGGATATCAGGCAGAGTCAATCACGGAAGAGACAGCACAAGAGTCCTCAAAAGAAGATAGTACACGTTTTGAATATTGGCAATCACAGGCAGATAAAGCCAAGGGAGAACTTTCAGACCTTAGAAAAGAGGTGGATTATTACAAAGGCAGCCTTGCTCCAGTTGAGCAAATGCTACGTGAGAATCCGCAGATCTTGGATAGGCTGGAAGGATCGCCCTCCAATGGACAAGCCCCTGGATACCCCAACACTGGAGTTCAGGGAAATTCACTGAAGGAGCCTGTCGCACCTGAGAAACCACATTCATACAATGAGGTCGATGCTTACAATGATGCCCAGTCGGAATCATTCGAGTATCGTCTTGCGAAAGAGAAGTATCGAGACGATTACCTTACACACTTACAGGAAAAGGATCAAGTGCGTGAGAAAGCGCTTCATGAGCAATACCGCCAGCAGATGTCTATTCAGCAAAATAATCTTGTACGCCAACAGGCTGCGAGTCATGCTGTTAATAGTTATGGCTGGGATCATGGGAAAGCTAATGAGTTCGTACAGTGGGCGCAAGCTCCTGAGAATTTGACTCTCGATAACTTAGCAAAGTTGTTTGAACTCAGGACAAACCCAGACCCAGTAGTAAAACAGCGCACAGAAGAAATGCAAAATCAAAGAGAGCGCATGAATTTACCAAGGACTGCCTCAGTGCAGCCTGGCAAATCAGAGCAGCCAAGAAATGACGAGCAATTCTTTAGCGATGCCCTCCTGGGAAAGGTTTGAACTATAACTAGGAGTAAATTATAATGGCAGCAACTGAGAAGTTACTGAAAGCTTCTGGTGTACTCTATACGGACCGACGAAATTTTTACGTCGATCCACAGGTCACTAAGGAGTTATGGACCGACGTAGCCCCGTTTACTACTTTAATTAGTAATCAGGAAATGCGGAAAGTACCAGACCCAGTGTTTAAGATGTTCGAGCATCGTAATCCTTGGGTAAAACAGAAATTCGTCATCAATAATGGTGGCGGATACACAATTCCCGATGACGATACTGGCGTAGCTAGTGTTGCTATTGATGGAATCGTGGGATTAGCCAGTTCAGCAGATAGTTCCTATGTAGGGCTTGTTGTTGAAATCTGGAATTCAGCAGAAACCACAAATCGCGGGTGTGCAGTCATCACTGCGTCTTCCACGACCTTAACATTAAAATCATTAGCAAATGGAGCTATTTCTGTTTCTAATGATGATATTTGTTATATCGTTGGTAGTGCGCATGGTGAAGGTAGCTCAGCGCCAGAGGCATGGTCAGACGAACTGTCTGTTGTGTTTAACTCTTGTCAAATCTTCAAGACTCCTCTTCAAATTACGGGAACGCTGCAGGCAGCAGTTCTTCGCGGAGAGTCTTCTGAATTGGCAAGGCTGCGTAGGTTAAAAGGACAAGAACATAAAATGCAGAAAGAAAAAGCATTTTTGTTTGGAATGAGGGACGATGGGACTGGCTTGGATCTTCAAGATGGCTCTACGTCTGATTCTTTTAACGACGCTGGGCGATCTGATGCAGACGGAAATCTAATCCGTACTACGTATGGAATTGTTTCTGCAATTAACCAGTATGGTGACTCATCTGGCGATGACCAGAGCGTCTTTACCGTTGATGGTAGTTATGCTTATGGGGATTTCGTAGATGATATGGAAAAAGTCTTCCAGTATGTACCAGAAAGTGGCGTAAAGCGCGCATTCTGTGGTGCTGGGGCGCTTGGATATTGGTCTAAAATGGCTGGATCTTCAGGATTGGCTGGCAACTCAGGTTGGACGGTTAGCCTTGGAGACATGAAACGCGATTCACTTGGTTTCAACTATCGCGTACTTGAAACGCCTCATGGAATGTTGCAGTTGATTCCGACTCCAGCTTTACGTGGGCCTTATAACAAGTACATGGTAGCTGTATCAGATGAGAATCTGTTTCATGCTCAGTATCGTCCTCAGCAGTATCAGACAAACATCAAAACTGATAACGCATTTGATGCGGTTAAAGATCAGTATATGTCTGATGAGGGCGTCGGCATTCAGCTAATCGAAAGTCATCATCTGTTTAAAATCACAGCTTAAGGGGGCTTATTATGGCTAGACCTTATCTAGGTGGTTCAAGTGGTGGTATTAAAACAACAACCGCAGATGTAACTCTGCAGGTGGCAGATAGTGGTAAAACAATCTTTTTAGATGGTTCTACTACGCATGATGTCACATTGCCAGCTGTATCTAACAAAGGCTTTGAAGCTGTGTTCATTCTTACGGACGCAACGGCTGATGTTGATATTGTACAGGCAGCTGCAACCGAGGATTTTGTTGGTCTCATAGTGGATGGTGCTGGAACTAAGGATTCAGCAACAGCTTCTGATACCAAAATTATCTTCGATCAGACTGGTGGTGCAACGGTTGGAGACATGGTCAGTCTTGTAAGTGACGGATCAAATTGGTACGTCAACGGACTATGTGACAATGCAGTTGGAGTTGTTTTCGGTTAACAACGAACAAGAACAAAATAACAAGGGGGGACGTTTTGTCCCCCTGAGTTATAAATAATTATGATACAAAGACAATTAATAGAACTCGTACAGCAGCATCATCCCAATATGGGTGAGACTCAAATTCGTACACATTTGAATCATGCATTAAAAGAATTTTGTAGAAAAACACGAGTATTAACCGACTATGATACCTTCTCTACAGCAGTAGATCAAAGATATTATAGTCTAAGTTCAAATATAATTGAAGTTACAAGGGTAGACTACGATGATTATGAAATACCAAGATTAGCTGGAAAACCAGAAAAGACAGACGATGCCTAGATCGGATGCATTAAAAAATGTTTGGTGGTTAGAACGAGATAAAGTTGGTATAGCCCGACAATCGGATACTGACACAGAAATAACATATGCCTCTCCATCTGAAGTTAAAACAATAAGACTTCACATTGTAAAAACAGACGAGGATTTTGTGGCAAGCGGATCTGGCATAACGCTTACAGAGTCTCCAGCTATTCCAGAAGAATTTCACGAAGCTCTTACTTATTTAGTTATCGCTAAGGGATATGAGCAAACCCCCGCTGGTATGCAGCAGGCAATATATTTTAGAAATCTATGGAGAGAAGAAATAAATGAATGCAAGCGATATGCAAACAAAGGTCGGGACGGATCTGGATATGCGATTAAACCGCAGAGCTTTTAATTATGAGCACAATAAAAACTAGAGTAGAAGACTTAATTGGTAGTGTTTCGGATGATACTGCTATAGGTGATTGGGCCACGGATGGTGCAAAGAGTATTATAAATGCGATGCCGCTCGAGTCTCTATGGAATTTTACCGCAGACAGTACCGATGCTGGAAGTGGTGTTAGTATTGGGAATTTAAAAGTATTAAGTGCCAATAAGCTTGGGTATGAAGCAAGGGAGGTCTCGGCGAATATGAAACAAAGATTCCTCGATACGGGATCTATTCATTATGCTACGGCAAACTCCCCAGTATATTACAAGGAAAACGGGAAGGTATTTGTAAAGCCAGGCGGCGGGACGGTGGTTGCTGTTTCTTTACCTACGGTTTCCTCTGGAGATACCGCCATAGCATCCTTCCCAGATGAGGCTGAGCATGTGGTTGTGTTGTATGCTGCTGTACAGGGGAAGTTGAGGCAATTAGTGGATAAGCGAGGATACATACCTTCTGATCTTAATTTGTCAGTTATTCCAGCCTCTCCGTCGTTAGATTTATCTATAGCATCAGCATTATCGGATATATCTTATTCCTCTCCATCTGCCCCCATTCAGCCAAGCGCGCCAAATATTACTTCTAGTGATTCAACTGCAACTGGAATAAGCCAGCAGACCATTACTATTGGGACTGGGCCTGTATATGTTAAACCCTCGTTTTCAACACCAACTTTAGCAAGTATTGCCAATTTAGATATTAGTACAATAGCTACTGCAAGCAGTGCTGGGACTAGTGCAAAAACAGTTTCAATAACGGGTACTGCCCCCACGTATACTGGACCTGTAGTTTCACCAAACTTTTCCGATGCAGATACATGGCTTAATACAGAAGAAGACCCAGAAATGGTTTCTTCTCGTATGCAGATAATACAAGGCGAGGTAGGTGAATTTCAAGCAAAGGTACAGGACAAATTGAATTCATTTAATCAAGAAAATACCGAGTACCAGGCAAAGCTTCAAAAAGATATTACAGATGCTCAATTAGCTGATAAGGAAGAAGCCAGAGAGTTGCAGGAATTTCAAATTGAAGTTTCCAGGTATCAAGCTGAAGTCAATGCAGAAATACAAAGATGGACAGTGGAGGAATTTACACCAGCAATGCAAGAGTGGCAAACAGAGTACGCCAATAGATTGCAAAAATTTAGTGGAGATATCCAAAATGCATTAAATAGCTTTAATGAAGAGAATGCAGAATACCAGGCTGAGTTACAGAAAAGCATATCTCAAGCTCAATTAGACATTCAAAGGCTTACAGCCGTTGCCTCTCAAGCAGATAGTATAGATTTGCAGAATAAGGCAAATACATTACAAGCATTAATCCAAGACTATCAACTAGAACTTTCAAAATACAGTGCAGATGTACAGAAATATAGTTCTGAACAATCTGACGCTATTAATACAATGCAAGTGGCAATACAAAAAAGAGCGTCTGAATTACAAGAATTATCTCAATTAAATCGAGATAAGCTAGCTAACTATTCACAAGAAATACAGGCATACGGCGCTGAAACTCAATCGAAAATACAGGACTATACATCTAAAGTTCAAAGATATTTGCAAGAGCATCAATTAATTCTTGCAGAATTACAAATATTACAAAAACAGTATCAACAGGGATTACAATTGCTTGTTGGTATTCAAGATAGGGATAACTAATGGCAACAACATATAAAATTCAATACGCAGTAAGCGCAACGCCCATAGAAGAAGTTACTCTAAATGATGGAGCCGATACGGCAAGGGCAGTGCATAGTGATATTGATAAATCAGTAGGTGGAAGTAAGGAAATATCGTGCAGTACGGCGGCTACTAATGTCAACTATAAGGACTACACAACTACAACTGGCTATGTTACGCTAGATGCGGCAACTATTTATAATACAACTATTACTAATGCTGACTTCTTAATGGTAAAAATCAGAGAAGCTGGAAGTACAGGGACGCCAGATGTGTTTATTCACGTAGCTGGCGTAAATGATGTAATAAAGCTTTCAGGGATTGGAGACGCAACTTTATTGAGACTAAATGCAATCGAAGGTCTCAACCTGAAACTTAAATCAAGCGGAGCGACTGAATTAGCTAAAGTAGATATTCTTTATGGGTTGGAATCATAAATGACCGAAACATATACAACTGATATTAAAATTACTGCTCTTCCATTTTTAGAAGAATCTTTATCCGATGGGAGTGTAATTAGGAATAGGTCTGCCCTAAGTAGAATATCTGCTAAAAATAGAATATCTACAGCAGAAGACGCTTATGATGTTTCTGGATTCGCTGGTGGAGATAAGAGTTGGATACAAAATATAGACGGCAATCTTACTACTTCATATCAAACATTAGAATATGGATTAGGTAAAAGTATTGGGGATGTTAGTGTTTTTCTGGTGGTTATCAACGAAGCCCTTTCTACTGGAACGCCAGATTGTATCATATCTATTGATGGCGGTAGTACAGATGTATTCAAATTACAGGGTATAGGTGATTTTACGCTATTAAGACTCAACGGTATAGATGGAGACCAGATAAAGCTTAAATCGTCTTTAAGCACCACTCTGGCTGGTATAACAACTATTGTGAGAGCAGTTGGGATACAGTTTAAAGAATCTAATAGTAAATATTTTATAGTCAATAATGGCACTGGGCCAGACCAAGTATTTACAGTCGGAGATTAAATTTCAATAATGCCTTCGTGGCGGTGGTGGTGGGCTAAGTAAAGGAACAAGAAAATGGGAATAATGGAATATCAAACAAAAGAAGCAAGCAATATCATGCTGGGGCAACTGGGCTTTGATGCTATTACAGATACAGCGGCACATACGGGCAGTACATGGGTTGCATTTAAGGCAGTGCATGGAGATGCGGTCATTTCCTCGGCAACAAGCGATATTGGGGATAACCTTCCCTCTGCGATGACGCTATCCGAAGGTGATGTTGTATATGGTATGTTTTCAGCAGTTACGCTTTCCAGTGGCAAAATACTGGCATACAGAGGTTAGTATGTTACGATTAGGATTAACATTGGCAAAAAGACATACTGTAAGAATATGGGAAGGCACAAAGAACTTCCTTACATCCAATAACAAAGTATTTCTCACCTCAAGTGGTGACATTTTCAACGTTCTTTAAAGGAGTAACATTGTGGCAAACTACAATTCAGGCAACACTGGTGCAGTAATAGACGCACAGATAGACAAAATGGAGAGCGTAACAGCCTCCGCAACAGAACTAAACTATGTAGGTGGAGTTACGTCTGCAATACAAACGCAGATGGATACAAAAGCACCTTTAGCTTCCCCTACGCTAACTGGGACTCCGATAGCACCGACTGCTGGCTCTGGGACAGATACAACACAAATAGCAACTACAGCTTTTGTACAATCTGCTGTTCAGGGGGAAGATACATTAGCAGAG